CAGCGCCGGTAAGGACGTGCCTTCGTTCATGGGCGACATCGGTGGTCCTATCGGACGCTCGCAGGCAGGACTCCTGACCGGCAACAAGAACGGTGTCGTCGGCAACATCGACACCCCGCTCGATGCGGCCAGCAAGACCGTGGACCCTTTGCTGTTCCTCGCAGGGAAGCGGAGCGCAATGGACACCGCTCAGGGCGTTCTCGGCAACGTGTCCGGTGGCCCTGCCACCGCTGTAAAGACTCTGTTTGAGGAAGCCACTGGCCGATCGTCGTTCACGGGGGGGTCGCTCGTGGACCTTGAGGGCAATCGACGGGAAAACAAGTACCTGCGGGCCGCAGATCTATTCATCCCTGCGATCAGTAAGGGGAGCCGCACCCTGCCTGCCCTCAAGAACCTGGCGACTGGCGACCCCGGCGGCAAGACGGCAGACAGCAACCGGCTCATCGTCATCAAGGCGCTCACCGGCCTCGGTGCCAAGGAAGTCACGCCTGAGATGCAGAAGCTTGCACGCAACGAGAAGCTGCGTTCGCTGCGGGACATTATCGACGCCCTGAAGGCAGCGGACGTGGACGTGCCGACGATCGAAGAGTTGCAGACGATCGGTGAACTCAAAAAGACGCCACGCCGCAAGCGGGCGGGCTAGTCAGGCGTCAGCGTCCTGCACTTCGAAGAGGACCGGCACGCCGTTGTCACGGGCGAACTGCACCTCACGGTCCGCACCCGGCGACTCGCCGGGCAAGCGCAGTAGCGCCTGACAGTGCAGGATCATGTCGAAGTCGTACGCAAGCCACGCCTCGTACGGCACGGGGTCGATCATCTCTTGGATGATGGACCACTGAGGCAGGAACGGCACCCACCCTGCTTCCCGCAGGGCATGGAACACCGGGGTGGCCTTGCGCACACACCCGAACGGGTCCTTCGTGATCGGACCGGCGACGTAGATCATCGGCTTCATCGGGGGTCGCACCCTTCACAGTGGCAGTTAGGTGGTACCTGCGTGCAGAAGCATCGGTACAGCCCCACACAATACTCAGGGTCATCGCTCACGATACAATCGCACGTCCACCCATCCAGCACGTCGCAGTATTCGCAGTCGGGGTTAGGCTCGCTCTCGTTCAGTTCCACAGGGTTCCACCTTGGTCGGGGTACTTCTCGTTCAGAAACTCGCGCAGCGGTACGCCTTCGTACCTACGGCAAAGGTAGTCCATCGACACCTCCATGATGTCGAAGGCACCGTCGTCCACCTCGTGGAACACCAGCAGGCCGCGCCAGTGGGCGTTGCCCTGTACGCCCTTGTAGTCCTCGTCGTGCAGGTAGAACGCTCCAGCAATCACGCCTCGCTGCGCATGGCCCTTGACGAATCGGATGCATGACTCGTAGACCTGCTGATGGCCTTGCACATACGTGTGGCCCAGCGTCTTGAGACGGGTGAGGGCTTGGCCTCCGTAGGGCTTGCCGGTCATCGGGTTGGGCCAGTAGTGGCAGTACGAGATCCCGTCCACCTCAAGCGGCGTCAGGAACGGGATGACGGTCCAATCCCGGAAGTCCAGATCATCACCGATGATGCCGATGAACTCGGGGTGCGTTTCGAGGAACCTGCGGATACGATCCTCGTGGTTCCCGCCCAGCAGGTACCAATCCGGTTCGTACTTGACCTTGCGCTTCCGGTTGGCGTCCTTGACCGGCTCGTCAATCATGCGGAGGCCGGTGTTGCCAGCCTGCACGTCGGCCTTGTAGCGGCGACCCTCGAACTGGAAGGTCCCACGATCCCACGACGACATGGACTCCATGTCCCAATGGTCCCCGGCGTGCACGATCACGTCAGGCTTGCGCTCCAAGATGTACCGTCCGGCCCACCCGAGGTGGTCCATCGGTACGCCTGGCTTGCACTGCGTATCAGGAATGAAGATGTGCGTGCGTGTCATACGTCCCTCGCAATGCGATCGAGGTACCCGAGCAGATGTGCTGCGGCGTCGTAGAGGTGATCACTCCCGACAGCCCCCATTACATCTAGGAACTCGTTTACGGAGATGTAGGCGGCTCTGGCTGATTCTCTTACTGCCTCATGGTCGTGCAAGGTGGTCTCCTTTGTCGTTCGATCCAGTGTAGCAGGCTAGTCACCTGTAGGCGATGCCAGCGTTCGCAAGTGCTGTGCGGGCCTTCATGTGCTCGGACTCGCAATGCGCCACGGCCAGTGTAAGCTGCTCGATCTTGCGATCCTGCTCGTCCATGCGGGCAATGTACTTGTCGATGTCCGCAGAGTTACGATCCGACACTGCCAACGCAGCGTTCACGATGGACGCCATCGCATCATCGCTGCCCTTGCGGGCGTTCAGGTAGAGTCCTCCACCGCCAGTGATCGCTGCGAGCAATGCTCCGATGATCGTGAGGGTGGCCGGGTTGGGGTCACTTGCCACGTAGGATCTGCTCCCTCTGCACATGCAAACGCAGCCTGCGGAGAACATGAGCAGAGTGGACGGCAGGCCAGATCCAGACGAAGAACCAGACCGTGACGGACACGCCCCGCATGAACGGCGACCACGTTGTGATCGGGTACCAATCGAGTGCCAGGGTGGTGTATGCGACGGTGTAGATCGCAGCAATCAGAGCGATCGTGTACCGCAGCCAGCGCCAGTCAGGCCATCCTGTCAGACCTGCCCACACGTTGGCTAGGCAGGCGGTGGCAGCACCGCCCACGTTCAACCACAAGATGAGCAAATCCGAATCTGGCATCAGACGGGGCGCTTACCGTTCGCGATGTCGTCCACGGTGCTCTTGGTCTCCACGATGACCTGACGGACAGCCTTGCCCTTGGTGAGATAGTCCCGATCCAAGTCCTTCAGGATGCGGTAGGCGTTGCGCTGCTCTTCGGGGGTGAGTGCTGACATGAATCCTTCTTCCACGGGCGGGAGGACCCGACCGGCTTCTCTGATTGACGGGATGATGACGTTCTTGGCTTGCGTGATGCGGGCCGGGCCGGGGCACGACTTGGCGACCGGGGTCCACGGACCCGGTGCGCCGAACATGATGTGCCAGCCGAACCCGGCACCGTCCCACGTTGGGGTCCGCACTCGTGGGATGCCGTGGGTGGTCGCTGCCCAGTCTCCAAGTCGGACGAGAGAAATTGCCTGCGCCTCCGTCCAAGGTTCGGTGGCGGTAGGTGAACTCTCGGTCTCGACGGAGATGGCGAACGAGTTGGCCTTCAGGTTGGCGTCTGCCCGCACCTCGGTGTCGATGTACTGCTCAATCGTCCCGTCGTTCGCAATCCAGAAGTGGGACTCAAGATTGGACGAGTTCAGGAAGAAGTTGTAGAGCGAGCCACGCCCCGCAGCCGAGTGCATGATGAACACACGGGGCTTGATGCGGGGTTGCGTGACGCTCTCAGGGAGCAGCCGTTTGACAGCGAAGGGGCAGATTGCCACGCTTTATCAGTCCTTCACGAGCCACGAGGTGGCAAAGGTCACGATGACGACGAGGGCGGCGATGACAGCGGAAGGCTCGTCAGCAGGCGTGAGCCAGGTTCCAACAGTGACGATGGCACCAGCAAGCGCACCAGCAGCGACCTTGTTTGTCGGACGAAGCGATGATTCGGTAGGCATCCCATCAGTCTAGCAGATGACGGTCGAAAGCCAGGCAGGCCACGTCACGGCCGTAGAAGTTGTACCGGGCGGGCACGGCCTTGAAGCGGTCCTTCATGTACCGCTCCACCGCAGCCGCACGACCGGGGAGCGCAAACGCCCCCGACCGCTCGATGTAGGTCACGAACGAGGTGACCCGCACGTAGACCATGTTCTCTGTTCCTGCCGCCACGAACCCCGAACAGTCGAACTCGTCCAGCGCCCATAGCACAGCGTCTCGGATCGGGTTGTGGTGGGACGCCTCTTCGCCAGCTTCGGTCACCAGGGAGAGGTCCTGCGTCCCGAGGGACGGCGCTCCCTGCTCTTGCACGAACTGGTCGAGCAGCGCCCAGCCCCACGCAATCGTGCCGAGGTTGGCACGCTGACGGCCTGGCAGGTCCAGCGACCCGATGTGGCGAACCTCGGTGTTGATGAGGCCACGAGCCAACTGGCCCGACAGCCACGTCAGGTACGCAAGAGGCAGGCCGGTCGGCCCCCAGTCCGACACGCTCTTGAGCGTGTCAGGGTTCTTGCCTTCGGAGGGGAGCGGCAGGTTGATGAACCGCTCCGTGTGCGAGGTCTCGGTGAACGTGTCCTCACCAGACACCACGATCGGGGCGTGGGTCGCCATCGCGTTGATCTCAGACCAGTGTTCCCCGAGTCCTCCCTTGGCAGAAATCTGCGCTGTGTAGGCATCCCGCAGCAGCTGCTCAAGGGCCATCTGCGTGTCCTTGCGGGCACCGGGCCGGTACTCATCGAACCACACCGGGAAGGCGTTGGTGCAGGCCAGGAACGAGGCGAGGGCGTGCTTGGTCGTGGAGGTCAGGTTGGTGGAGATGTCAGCGCCAGCAAACGAGGTCAGGACCGTGTTGAGCAGGGTCGTCTTGCCGGAGCCGGAGGACCCGGTGACGGCCAGCACCGGAAACGAGGGCAGCAGGGAGCGCAGGGGCGCAGCCGCCAACCACCCGAGCACGGGGTCCATCACGTCACGGCGGTGCAGGTCCCGCAGCACACCGACCTGAAGCGCCGTGTGCGGGGCGTCGGGCAGCGAGAGGCGCTGCTCCAAATGCACGTCGTACGACGGCGGGTTGTAGACCAGCGTGGACCGCCCTGCCGTGCCGCCAGGCCACACGAACGCAGCCCCGTGCAGCCCAGCCACGTCCACCATCTCGCCTGGGGGCAGGTACGCGCCCTCTGACTGAAGCATCGCCAGGAGCGCCTGAGCGTCCCTGTCAGCGCCCAGCCAGGCCACGCCGTACCGTGAGCACCACGACACGATCTTGTTCTTGGTGGACAGGTCCGATGACGCCAGCACCACGGTGCGTCCTGTGGGCACCAGGGTCCCGACGTACGCCGTGCCGCCCTCGGGAGAGACGAGTTCGCGCTCGGCCTCAAGACGCCAGTTGGACAGCATCGTGTTCGTGTCCTTACCGGGTCGTACGTAGATGTCCCCGAGCACACGGATCGTCTCAGGTGCAGGCTTCAGGTTACGTGTGGCACGGACGAGAGCGGTCACGTCGCCCATCGAACGAAGGTCCTGCCCGTCAGGGACCGGGACGAACTCAACCGAGCACCCGAGGCCGAGCAGGTACGGTGCCCAGCGGCCCACGCCCTGCTCGCCTGCCTTGTCCCCGTCCAGCGCCAGCAGGACCTTGCGACCGGCCAGCCAGTCGAAGTCCTTGGTCGGCTGTGCGCCAGCACCGGGCAGCCCCATCACGGAGAACTCCGTGCCGACCTGCGACCAAGCGTGCCACACGTCGGACTCACCCTCGCACAGCAGCACGGGCAGATCACCACGATCACGCCACTCCCCGTACAGAACACCCTTGAGCCTCGATCCGCGGGCAGCTATGGCGGCGGTAGAGGGCGAGCGGTGCTTCCACGCAACGAGCGCACCGGCTCGAGACTTGTACGGAATGACGATCTCGGAGCCGAGACACCCGAGGTCCCACTCATCCCGCAGTTCTTGCGGGTCCACGTCCAGCCCCTTGGCTGAGCAGAAGTCCCACAAGGGGGCCGAGTCCGCAAGTTGCGCCGCAGTGACGAACGCCCGCTCGGACGCCTCGTCCCACTCGGACCCGCCGTTCAGCGCAGCCGCCACGGGCGGCGTCCACCCATCTGGGATCACGTCCACATACCCGCTGGCGTAGTTCATCGCCTGACCGAACTTGACGCCTTTCATCTCAGCGATGAGATCCACCACGTCCCCGCCCTTCCCGCAGGGAGGACAGTTCCAGCGCCACGTCCCATCGGGTTCGAGCCAGGTGTCGAACGAGGGGTCCGAGTCGTCGTGCAGAGGACACTGGTACGCCAGCCCCTTGCCCCGTGCGATGCCCTCGTATCCTTCCACGTTCAGCACGTACGGAACCGGCAGGTTGGCCTTGTAGAAAGCGGGGGTGCCTCGCTCGGCTGCGTCGATCAGGTGTTGCACGGGTCTCCTAGTGTAGCGGTAACGGCAAAGGGCGGGGCCGAAGCCCCGCCCTTCGGGTCAGAACAGCGGGGCGGTTCCCGTGCCGTCTGCGGGCGATGCTGCGGCAGCGGACGCTGCGGGGGCCGGTGCGGCAGCACCGGGGACCCGCTTCATCTTCTTGAGGTCGATGTTGGTGTAACCACCCGACTCCCGCACGGAGATGTCGGCGGTCACCACAGCACCAACCACGGCATCGGCAACCTGCTCGGAAGCGTTGGCCGAGTCGGGGTCCCAACCGGCCACCACGGAGGCGTCAGCCCCGAGGACGGCCAGATCCTTGAACGACATGGCGAGACCCATCGAGTTGGGGGTGCCGTCGTTCTTGGAGGCGATGAGGTTGATGTTCGTCCAGAACTTCTTGCCATCTTCGGGTCCCCCCTTGACCGACCACTGGATTCCGAACTTCGGGTCACCCTTCTTCGTCTTGGAGGCGTTGGCGTTCACGACCTCGAAGGTGCCAGGACCTTCGGACGGGGTGAACGAACTGATGCCTGCCTCTTCGGCCTGCTTGAGCAGGTCTGCCATCGTGGTCTGTGCCATGTCAGTTACTTCCTTCTGTGGTTTCGGGGTTGGTGCTGGTCGGCGGGTTGAGAACGGTCAGCATAGCAGAGATGTTCGGGTAGAGGATCTCTTCGCCGTAGTGGTGCGAGAGGTGGTGGGTGTTGTCCTTGGCGGTCACACCATCGCGGTATCCGTCGATGATGAGGTACCGCTCGCGGTCACCCGTGGACTTGTTGACCCGCTTGCCGAGGTAGCCCATCACATCGAAGTGGTATCCGATGCGGTCAGCAAGCTGGCCTTGGAGCAGGGCAGCCTCGGAGCCGTCCTTGTCCTTGGTCCCGCAGGCTACCACAACCGCCCACAACGGGTTGGTTGGGTGCTTGCGGAGATCACGGAAGTCGCGGACCACCTTCTCCAACTCACGCAGCGCCTCGCCCCAGTCCTGGGTGCGCATCTGATCGGTACCTGCGATGCGGTCGATCAGGCGTTGCTGCACCTCGGTGATGGAGTCGATGCCCACGGAGCGGAACGGGTGCTGGCCGGACTGAAGCCACTTGTAGGCGAGCGGGATGGCGTTGAAGTCCTGCACCTCCACGACCGTCACGGCATCAGGCTCGGAGGACTCAGCAGGGATCGGGTCTCGGGGGTCCCAATGCACGATGTGCTGGGCCACCATGCCCGAGGGGTCCTTGTTCAGATCCGCCAGGTACTCGGACCGGCCCTCCGCATCCAGCAGGAGCATCGGCTTCGGGGCGGTGTTGCCCAGCCAGGACTTCCCTGCACCGGGGTCACCCTGCACGAACAGGGTCAGTCGTCGTTCGGTCATGCTTCCTTCTCTCGCTTGATGTAGAGGGCTTGGCGCATCCCGTCAAGATCGCTGCCGTCGTCGTGCGAACCGCAGATCGGCAGGAACGGGCACTTCCAAGAGCAGTCCTTGGTCGGGTGCGGGGGTGCGATGGCGTGGTGGTCGCCGCCTGCCTCAAGTTCCTGATATGACCCTACCACGTCGCACAGCAGCGACCACAGATGGACCTTGTGGTTCTCCAACTGCGTGTCGGCGGGGGTCATCGGCACACGCCCGTAGAACGGGGGCGTGGCGCGGGCCGTGCGCAGTACCCGGCGCAGCATGTTGTGGCGGCACTCGGAAACGAGGCGCTCGGGGTGGAGCGTGTTCCACGCAAGGGCGTAGGTGAGAAGCTGCGACTCGATCTGGAACGTGGAGTCCTTCGCCAGCGTGTCAACCGTCTTGGTGTCCTCGATGATGAGCCGATCGAACGAGTCGGTCAGCACGCGGTCGATGTGGACCTGCAATACCACCTCGTCCCCCTTGTAGGTCCCGAAGGGCACCTCAAGCTCAAGCTCAGTGGCGAGGGTGGTCTCGCCCGCATCCTGCCCTTCCTCGTCCAGCCACTCATCGTAGCCCTCAAGCATGACAGCGGCCATGCGGTAGGCAGCGTCCCACTCCTTCTGGTACTCGGCGGACACGGGCACATCGACGGTGGCGTGGAAGTCCCCGGGTCGGGACGTGGCACCGTTGTAGAACTGCTCGAGATCCTTGTGGCAGTAGGTCCCGATGTTTGCCTTGGACGGCTTGGCGTCACCGTCGAACTCGGGCTTCATCAACCGAGTTGTAGCCGTTCATCCATGACCGCTTGCAGTCTTGGAAGTTGCGGACCTCTGAGAATCGGATGATGCGCTTGGTCATTCGGCCACCCCCATAGCAATCAGACCGATGATCTCCACGGCGAAGTCACGCAGTTCTTGTGCCGAGAACTCGGCGGTGACACGCGGTTCTGTCAAAGAACCTGTGCCTCGGCCCAGGGTCGTCTGCATGTAGTAGACGGTCGGGCCGTCGTCGTCCAGTACGGGGTACACGTTCACCGTACAATCTCGGTTGCGTTCTTGGTGCGCGATCTTCACTGCTGTCTCCGGTCTGCGTAGTAGAGGGTCCATGCTTGCTTGCAGGGGGCGCAAGCCTCGTGGTCGGGGTCGTCCTTGGGGCGGCGCTTGTGTGCAGCGTAGCCGTTCTTGGTGCCGTGGTCAATCGGCTTCTGCGGCCTAGCCACGCTGCGCCAGCCAGAGGTCGTGGAGGCTCGGCTCCGCAGCAGGGGCAGCCTCCACAGGAGTTTCGTCCAGAGTGCCCGTCTGATTGCCCCAAGCGTCCCACCCGTCGTGCGACTTGCGGGAGAACATCTCAAGGTACGGGCCGGGGGACACGGACTCCACCACGTCGTAGAACTCGTCAGGCTTCTGCGAGTGGCGCTGGATTCGAGGGGTGAGCAGCAACGTCGGTACGGCCTTGACGGGCTTGGGGGTCCTGCCTCGCACCGCCAAGATGGCGTGCTCGGTAGCCCCCCGCAGGTAGTGGCCGACCTTCATGGACGGGGACGTTGGATCGTCCTTCTTGACCTTGCCCCAGGTGAGGATCGTCTTGGGCGTGAATCCCCACGCATCGACCACTTGGTACGCCTCACGCATGAAGGCGTTGGTCGTCCAGAGCCACAGATGTGCGTTCGGTTCCGCCCAATCCGACACCGGCAAGGCGCAAATCTCGGGAATCTCCATGATCGGGTAGGTGAAGTCGTGGACACCCAACGACTCAGTTCCATCCGTCTTATGTAGTTTTCCCGGCCCATCGAGGGGCTTCTGCATGGCCGACCGACCGCTACGGGTCGTGTCGTAGGGCCACGGCGGGTCGGCAGTAATCGTTCCGTACTTCATGGGGTAGGCACCTCTCGGGTCTGGTGGTCGGGGTCTAGGACAAGCTGCTGGTGGCGATCGTCCTTGCGGCTGTAGGCATCATCCACCCTCAACTCTTCCGTGTCAAGCGTAAGAGCCTCTATAATCTGCACGTTCTCGGACTGGCCGTGGCGCAGCAAGCGGCCCTCGGCCTGGTTGTTGCTGACGTAGCGGTAGCTGCGGTTCAACATGAGCATCGTGTGTGCCCGTGTGAGGGTGACGCCCTCGCTCCCCGCCCCGTAGGTGCAGAGGATGACCGGCAGGTTACCTGCCTGGAACTCGGTGATCCAGCGATGCCGTTCCTCGGCGCTCACACCCCCGTGGATCAGCCCGACCTGCGCCTCCGTAAACCGGGGACTGCGCCCCGTCGTCAGTTCTCGAGCGCACAGGTTGATCAGCTTGCGGGACTCGGAGAACACGACGAGAGGCTCGCCGCCCATCTCGTCCAGCACGTCACACAGAGCGTCGTACTTGCACGACGGAAGCGTGAACTCCACGACAGAGCCTTCGTCATCCAGCACGGGGGTCGCCTGAGCCAACTGCTGAAGCCGAGTGTTCAGCACGAGCGGGCCTGCGGCGACAAGGAACCTGTCATCCACCTTGGCGATGGAGCCCGTCTCGATTTGCTTGTAAACGGCCCGCTGCTTACCTTCCATTTCCACGAATCGGTACTGGATCGGAAGCATCTTCACGTCCAAATCCAGCGGGCGTCGGATGTAGCACGGGTCAAAGATGCGCCGGAACTCAGCCTCGTTCGCCGGGTTCAGGCCGAGATCCTCGCGCCCGCCCCAGTGGTTCTCGTGGATCAGTACGTATCTGTCAACAAATTTGGAGCGGGACGGGAAGTCGTCTGGTCGGCAGAAGTTCAGGACCGACCACAGGTCGCCCGTGTTGCCAGCGACCGGCGTAGCGGTCAGCGCCCATCGGTTCACGCAGGAGGGTGCGTGCGCCACAGCCTTGACGGCGAGGGTCTGCTTGGACTTCGGGTTCTTGAGGGCGTGCGCCTCGTCAGCGATCACCGTCTTGAACGGGATAGCGTTGAGTTCCTTGTCTTGCTTCTCAGCCTCGGTGCGGGCGAACGCACCGTACGGGGCGAGACGGGAGTGCAGGCGGGCCTGCTGCCACGATGCGACAAGGACCTGTGCCTCGCCTGATGCGACCTGTGCGATGGCTGCCTTGCGCTCCGTAGGCGTGCGGCCCATGACCGCCACCTTGACACCGCACCACTTCTCGATCTCGTCTCGCCAGGTATACTTCATGGAGTTCGTGCAGACGATGTACGCCGGGTACGCACCGAGAGAGTGCATGTCGGCCACGTTTAGAGCGACCGCTGCCTCCACCGACTTGCCGTAGCCCTTCTCGTCTCCGATCAGGAATCCGCCACGGAAGGCTGCGAGGTAGGCAGCGTCACGCTGTGCAGGGCGAGCACCGACCGACGCCTCTGTCTCGTCCACGGTGCCGGGGTTGTCCTTGATGAACTGGACCCGTGTGTGTTCTTCAGCCTGCGCTGCGACCGCAGCGAACGCCTCATCGGAAACATGCAAGGCGTCACCGAAGATGCCACGCAGGGCGTGCGCCATCGACAGGCGAGCAGGACCGCGCCACGTCTCGGTCGGCTTGTGGTAGCGCAGGCCGGGGACCTGAGCGGCCATGTCCCGGTAGCGGGGCGAGGTGGACAGACAGAACTGCCCGTCATCGGTGAGCGTGAGGTTATGCACTAGGGCGTTCCTTCGCTGGTCAAGCGTTGTAGGACGGGGGCGTACTGGATCTTCGCCATGCGGTGCAGGAGGTGCCGTGCGGCATCCGACGCGTGGCCTCCCTTGCTCGCAGTGTACCACCCGAGCCTGCGCAGGTGCGCATCGGACCCGAACTCCTTGTCGGACGGGTAGTTCCGCACGAACTCAGAGCCGTTCAGCACGCACAGGGCGTGGCACGCACCGATGATGTCAAGCGTCTGCTCGAAGGCACCTTGGTCCAGCTTGTGCGTCTTGGACGTGATGCGGAACCCCTCGCAGATGACGACGAGGTTGGAGCCTTCACTTGCGGTGGCCTCACAGATGAACTGAATGACCGCCTCAAAGTGCGGGTCCTCCCACGAAATGAACGTGTCGTGGTCGGTATCATACTCGGCAATACCAGTCGTTCCGCCTGGATCTACTGCGATATACCTCATTGGTACGCGTCTCCCCATCTAGTCAATGGTCCTGTCACTTCACATCTCATCGGCACTCGGAACCCCGTCAGGTCCTCCATAGCATCCAGCGCAGCGGCAGCCTGTGCCTCGGCGGTTGCCTTCGGGAACGAGAACAAGAGTTCATCATGAATTGGTCCGACGATCGTACCACGCAGCCCGTCAGTGGAGTCTACCGACACGATGGCCTGCTTGAACACGTCGGCTGCGCTCCCTTGCAGGCACGCATTGGTCAGGGCGTACAGTTTGTCAGGCTCACCCACAGCCTTTCGCCCACCAGAGGTGGTGACGTACGCCTGGCCCTCAGAAGCAAGGCGGTACTTGGCCTTGTGCGTCACGGCGTCCATGAACTTGGACACGTCAGGGAACCGGGAGTCGAAGGCGTCGATGTACCCCTGGATCTGAGCGAGCGGGACACCCGCCGTGTCAGCGATCTTCTGCGGACCAGCGCCGTACACCCGAGCGAAGTTGGTGTTCTTGGCGATCTTGCGTTGGAGGTCAGTCACGTCCTCTTCCGCTACACCGTAAGCGAGAGACGCACAGAAGCGGTGTAGGTCCTCAGCCTCCACGGCAGCGATGAGGGCGGCGTCACCCGAGTAGTGCGCCAACATGCGCATCTCGATCTGCGAGAAGTCGATGGCGTACAGCACCTCGCCCTCGTTGTACGGGATGATGCAGTTGCGGATCGACGCCTCCTTCGAGGGGAGCGTCTGAAGCGGCGGGTTCGTGACGGACATGCGGCCTGTCCGTGCGCCCATCGTGTTGATGCTGGCGTGAACCCGGTCGTCACCATCTCGGTCCCGCAGGAACGTGTCGAGGTACGTGGAGCACCAGTCGTTGATGCGCCGGTACCGGATCAGCGGCTCAGCCACGTCGCCGTAACGTTCGGTGAGCGAGGCGAGCACCGTCTTGTCCAGCTTGGGCAGGCCGGTCTCGGTGAACTCAGACGGGACCCAACCGGCTTCCTTGAGGTGCAGCGTGACCTGGTGGTTGGAGCCGGGGTTCTGGATGCCCTTCGCCTGCAAGTGAGCACGGAGTTCGGCAGCTTCTGCACGCCACTCATCGCGGAGCGCCTCGGTGTACGCCACGTCGATCTTCATGCCGCGCTTCTCGGCACCGTACATGATCTCGAGCACGGACATCTCACGGTCATACGCAGCACGAGGTACCTGCGGCAGAAGATGATCGAAGGCTAGCGCCGTCAGGCAAGTATCCAGAACGCCGTACGCCCAGTACGCAGGCAGGTCGTCGGGCACCGTGGCCCACGTCCAGTGGTTCGTGCGCATCTGCTCGGACAGGAGCGCCTGTCCGGCGACAGATTCCGACCCGAACACACGGGAGCACAGGGGCTTCAGGCCCGCAGGCAGGTGCGGGTCCTTGAGCCGGGACAGGATGAGCGTGTCCTCCACCGTGTCCCAACGCGGCGTGCTGAATCCGTCGTTGTCCAGTTTGTGCTGATCGAACTGAGCATTGTGCATGACCACGGTGTCGTGCCCCGCAGCCACGGCGTCCAGCCCTGCCGCAGCCACGCCCCGCCAGTTGCGGATCGGCACCGCCCATCCGCCAGCGCCGTCCCCGAACTGGACGAGGCGCACCGTGTCGGTCCACCCGGTTCCGGTCGTCTCCGTGTCGATGGCGAGAACGGGACGCCGCTCACCGAGCCACGTCAGGAACCGACCGGCAGACTCAACCGAGTCCACGAGGTTCAGGCTGAAGTCGGGGAGACTCACGGCCAGTAGTTGTGGTCGTGGTCATAGTACGCCTGTTGGGCACGATCTTCGACCTCGGTACGGGCGGCATCAAGCTCAGCGTCCTCAACGTATGCGTCGAAGTCCGAGCGGTCGTCGTCGTCACCATCTCGCTCGTTCGCCTCGCACCATGCGTCAAACCCGTCGTCGTTCTCGTCAGGTGGGGTGCGGTAGGCATACCTGAAAGACACGGGTCGCCAGGTCACGACAGGTCCCAAGCGGCGATGGTGGAGATCAGGTCGGTGATCTGGTCACGGGTGGCGAAGATGGTCAGGGGTCCGATGTCTACAGCGTACGTGTTCGTTGGGACACCGGATCCGGAGAGACAGCGAGGCTGTTCCGTCTTGATCTCGGAATCGTCGTGGTGGTGGTAGTTGATCTGCGTGGAGTTGGTTAGGGTCATGGCTTAGCCTCTCGATAGTGGTCAGGCAGGGGTCGGGCCGGTCGGCGCTCGGACTCTACCACAGGGGCGGTCGGGGTGGTGGGCGGGGTGTCGAAGGACAAGCGGTACAGGCGTTGCAGGTTCACGCTGGCACGCCGTCAAGGATCTTGCGGCGCAGGTCCGCAAGCGACCCGTCGTTCACGATCGTGCGGTCGAAGCACCAATCGTCCAGCGCAGTCTCGGCCGTGTGCCCGTTCACAGGGCGGGTACCGGGGCGCTCAATGCGCCAGACCTGCCCGCCTCGGTTGGTGATGAACTCGGCCTCGTTCGGGAACCGAACATCGGTAATGACGTACCGAGAAGAAGGGTGGACGCTGAGGCGGCGAGCGAGGGCGTCAACCCATACGTCAGGTCCGATCTGATCCCGACACGCCACGCCGAGGCGCTGCAAAAACTCACGGGCGGCAGGCACGGCGTCCTTCACGGCGTCCCAATCCCTGTGGGCGAGGAACAAGGCAGCGAGGGTCCGGTGCCCACCATAACCGTCGTTGAGGACGGGGTTGATCTCAGCGGCCACGTTCTTGAGAGCCTGAGCGAACGACTCCTGCCGGAACCCGTAGTCGTCCTCAAGAATCTGGCCGACAGCGTTTTTGCCCGACCTGGCGTAGCCGGACAATCCGATGATGTTCACTTTGACTTCCTCTCGTGAAGTTGGATCTGTCGGTCTACTGCGTCTTGCTTTCTACCAGCTACGGACCACTTGCCGCAAGAGCAGGAGGCGCGGATCTCCCCGCCCTTTAGGCGTCGGCTTGAAACTTCGTGCTCCACAGGTCCTCCGGTTCTTGCTTGTTGATGCGGGCTTGCATCCGTTCGGCTGGGTTGAATCCGCCCCACGCCCCCCAGGTCTCAGTCCAACCCGACTGAAGGCAGGACAGCGACGAGGGGCACGTAAGACACAGGTCAGGGGCAGGCACGGTCGGGTCCTCGTCCTCAGGGAAGAACAGGTAGGCCGGTGCTCCGAGACATGGCGTACTCACGCTTCACTGCCTGTCGGATCAGTGGGGACGTCGTATGAGCGGAGCCAGTCGGCCACGAGGGCGAGTCCAGCGAGCTTGCCGAGGAGGCGGGTCCGCTCCATGCACGCTCCGAGAGGTGCGGCGAGCTTCTCCAGTTCGACCATGCCCCGTTCGGTGCGGTCCTTGAGGTCTGCCAGCAGTTCGGCGGCGCTCAGCCCGTCCGGTTGCGGTTGTTCGGCTGGTGTAGAGGGAGGGGTGGAGGTCATCGGATCACCGCCGTTCGTGCAGCGGCCATAGCTCGGACACGGCACAAGTGGGCTTCCTCTCGGAACGTGGCGGTGCGGGCTTGGACCTCGGCCCACCGCTCCCGCTCGCGTTCTTGCTCGGCGGGCGGCAGCAGCGTGAAGCCGGAGGCGACAGGTCGGCCCGGACGCTCGCGCATCGGCTGGATGGTGCGGTCTGCGGCGCTCATGCCCGGTCCCTTCGGTCCGCGCGGGATGATCCGCCGAGCGGGTACTCGGTCTGTCCGCAGTAACAGCGTCCGCCCCCAGCGTCGTCGCCTGCGTAGGCGTGCCCGCTCTGTGCGCAGAGGTCCTCGGTCGTCGGCTCGTGCTGGCGCGGGTCGCTCATGACGCCACCTCGGCCCGCTCGGTGTCCCACTCGGCGATACGCAGCCGGAACAGCTCGGCCAGCGCCAAGAACTCGGCGCGCCACACGGCACGCTCCGGAACATCAGGCCACCGGTCACCAGACGTGACGTTGGCGACCATCTCGTCCAAGGTGCCGGTCCAGCATCCGGCGTGGATCTGGTGCCCGTCGGCGGTGTGGGCGAGGGTGACGATCGACCCTTCGGAACCCATGGGGCCAGCGGTCGTGATGTGGCGGGAGTGCACGACGATGGTGCCGCCGATGGTGCCGCCTCGTGGTGCCGCCCCGGATGGTGCCGCCCCGGATGGTGCCGCCGTAGATGGTGCCGCCCCCGATGGTGCCGCCCCCGATGGTGCCGCCCCAGATGGTGCCGCCCCCGATGGTGCCGCCGTAGCCGGTGTCGCCCCCGCCGGTGGCGCCCTCGCCGGTGGCGGCCCCGCCGCGGCGGTCGCCGTGGCCCCAGCGTAGACCGCGGCGGCTGCGATCAGTTCCGGCACGCTAGACCCTCCACGCCGTCGAGGCACGCGACAGCGGAACCACCAGCAGCCCCGTCGGGCCGGGCGCGGCGACCTGCGCGCCGATGCACACGCCGAGCAAGTCCCGTCCGTCGACCAGCAGCAGCACGACGTCCCCGCGCTGCGCGAACGCAGGCGAGGCGAGCGGCTCGCCCAGGTGATCGGTGACGTGCTCGCCCGGCGTGCCGCTCGTGGCAACGAAGCGCGCGTAGTCGGCCGCCGACTCTACGTTCGGCACTTCCATTACGTGCCCGGTGATCGCTTCAAGCGCGCCGGCCGCGAAGGTCGCGCAGTCGTGCGCGCCCCAGGCGAACGGCGTTTCCCGATGCGCGTCCACGTACGCCGCGAGCCGCTCCGGCCAGTCCTCGAGCCGCTTCATCGCTGCGCCTGCGCCGACGGGAAGATGATCAGCCGCTCGGCCATCTCGGCAGCGAACTTGAAGAACGTGTCACCGGGCGCGAACTTCAGCTGGTCCTCGTTCGTGTAGCGCCGCACCGCGGCACCGAGCAGCGATGCCATGCGCGACTCGGCCGTGATCGACACCGTCGTCGTGACCACCCCGTCATCGTCCGGGGACTCGCCGATCGCTGGCGCATCGAGCAGCCCTTGAAACTCGACGACCGGCGTGTCGATCAGCGCGATCGGGTTGGCGTTCGGATTCAGCACGCCCAGCCACAGCGTCGCGCGCTTGCCCTGAGACTGCGTCGACAGTGCCTGCGAGATCCGCGACGAGGCGACGCCGGCGAGCGTGAAGCGCACCGCGGTCGATTCGACCGCTGAGGACTCGACGATCGGCTCGATCTGGACGACGTCGCCGATGCCCTTCCACGTGTAGGAGTTCCACGGCATGTCGGCACCGGCAGTCACGTACCGCTCGAGGCCCTCGGCCCAGTCGACCTCGGCGAAGATCACCGGCAGTCCGAACGACGCCTCGAGCGCGGCCTGCTGATCGACCGAGATCGACTTCACGAGAGCACCTCGACGAACGAGAGCGAGATCGGCTGCGCGTTGCGGGCGCTCGATGTCTGCTTCCAGGAGCCGTCGACCAGCCTCCAGAGAG